GCTAACTGTTGTCCATTCCAAACCTGTTGCAGTTGCGCTATTGGCAGTCAACAACTGACCATTTGTGCCTACTGCTAGGCGTGCTGGTGTATCTGCTGCTGTGGCTGTGATTAAGTCACCCTTAGCATCTACGATTGTGTTCTGAATTGCATCAGCATCATTTGGCGTAATCCAACTAAAGTCGTGATCCGCGTTGCTGTCTTTGGTTAATACCTGACCAGTTGTGCCGCCAAGTAAGCCAGCCAAGTCAGCATCTACCGCATCGGCAAATACCTCAAAATCGGCTGGTAAATCAGTAACAAAGTCGGTAGGGGCAGGAGTGACCCAACCGTAATTAGGTGTAGTAGCCATTAGGCAACGACCCTCGCTTCCTGCCACTCTAGCGTGGCGCTAACATCTTGCCACTCGATTGTCGGTGGCACTTGTGACCAGTTCATTGCGAGCTGGCTAAAAGCATATTCACTTATGTTCAGGGTTAAAAATAACTCATTTCGGTTAATTGTGAAAGTGTAACCCTCAACAAATCCAGTAAAAACATTTGGATAAACAGAAGTCGGCAAGCCTGTGATTCGGATGGGTAGGCTAATACGCATCGGTAGCAAAGCATCGCGCTCAAGATTAGACAATTGGTCTAGGTGCAATGCCAGGGTAATGGCATCTAATTCCTGGCGAGGGAATGCTCTAGTCTCAAGGTAGAACTCGGCTCTTTGCTCGGCATCTACTAAATTCTCAAGCAAGGTATCTACTTTGGATGCATAGCGACCATACAGCGCAATCGAAGTATTATTTACTTCTTGATGGGTTTGGCTATTCTTGTAACCAACTGTTACATCATTAGCCAAGTCTTGTAGGCGAGTGCTACTGCTAATGCCATCAGCTAATATCGCATCGGTAGGTAAATCGGTGTAACCATTGGCTGAGACATCATCTATGCGGCTCGTGTAATCGTCATAATTGATCTTGCCATCTGCGCTCTCAAACAACACGCCTAAGCCAGAAGCTGCTGCTTGCTGTGCCAATGTGAAGCCTGAAGCTGAGCCAGAGTTGTAATCTTTTAACTCAAAATCCCCAGGGCGATCGATTGTGCCAATTAAAAGATCAACACTTTGCCATTGCAGCAAAGCATCTACATCTGCCCAGGTATCGGTTGGTGGGCTGTAAGATGCCCAGGTAATAGCAGCAGTTTCCTTAATAATATTCCAAACTCGATCACCATCAAACTCTTTAGAATAGCCAGAACCGCCAACTAAGCGGCGATTGAGTTTGCTAAGGCTGCCTACTGCCGTAATCTTTTGCTCATTAAGCCAGCCAGTTTCACCATATGCTGCTAAACCAACCTCGATATCTGATACCCAACCAGACCAAATCTGTGTCTCTACGCCATTGCTATCATCCACATACACATCGACCTTTTGATCGATCTGTATTGATGGGTAGGTATTGTCTGGCGTTACAAGAATAATCGAAGCATAACCAGCTCTAGGCTGTTCATCTACTGATTGCCGACCACTAGTAACCGTGACCCCATTAACGGTCTTATCGCTGTATTCGACACCGTTAATTACTACCTTGGGATCTATTGTGTAGGGCATTATTCTGTTACGCTCAACAATCCGAATCGGTTAGTGCCGCCGCCAACTGCCAGACCGCCTGAGCGACTTACTGAATCATTGACCACTTTAGATATTGCCCTGGCTGTGCCTTCTGGATCTAATACTGTGCCTGAGACATTAACTGTGTTATTTACTACTGATGTGCCACGACCGCCGCCGCCAATATTGGTTGGCAACTTTGGCAAACTAATACCCTGTTCTGCTTGTCTAATTGAGCCACCGACATTGATATTGCCACCAGTAGCACCGCCGCCACCGCCGCCAATACCTAAGAATCCTGCGACCTTACTTATGCCATTTAGTAATGAGCCAATTAGGTCTAATACTGGTTTGATAAAATCAATGAATTTACCTAGCCAAGTAATTGCAACACCAATGGCATCAATAATAATTGTAAATGCCGTCTTTAAGGTAGTTCCAATAACAGGTGCCAAAAAGTCTTTAACAAATCGCCAGACATTTTTAAACAGGTCAAGCAACGGCTCAAAGTTGCTTTTATTTTGTTTAATTTTCTCGGTTAAAAACTTAAAAGCATCGTCTAATATGCTAATAATAGGCACAAATAGATTCTTTAAGAATTCCCAAATCTCTTTAAGGATTGGCAATAAAACCTCAAAGAATATCCTTCTGGCTTTATCAACTGCTGGGACTACGCCATTCTCAAAGCGCTTAGCCAAATCGACTACAATAGGGACTACATTTGCTGATACAAACTCAAATAGTTCAGATAATATTGGTAGTAATGCAGCGCCAATACCTTCTTTAGTCTCATCAACTGCAATCTTTAAGCGATCTAACTTGCCCTGAAAAGTTTCGGCTTGCTTTGCAGCAGAACCACCGAATGTATCGCTGAGTTGCTTTATTGTGCCTTCTAGACCCAATGCGGCAATATCGGCTGTGCCTAAGCCCACACCTAATCTACCTAAGCTAGTGGTGTTGCCTTCATAGGCTTTGCCCAATGCAGAAGTAACTGCTTCTAATGGCTTACCAGTAGCAGTAGAAATATCTAGTGCTAGGTTTAATAATTCTTGAGCTTTAGTAGTATCACCAGTTGCAGTAGCCAATCTGCCTAACGCTGGTCTTAATTCATCATCAGCAACACCAGTTGCCAAAGATACTTTAAGGATTTGATCCTCAATGGCGGCAATTTGATCTTTAGTTGCGCCAGTAGTATTTTCTAAAGCGGTTGCCAATCTGACTTGGGCGGCTTCGTCCTCGATAGCTGCTTTAACGCCATCGACAGCAAGTTTAATAGCAAATGCGCCAGCAGCAGCGGCAGCAGCCGCAGCAGCAACACCAACAGCCTTAAAGCCGTCTTTAATGCGATCACCAGCACTCCTAGTTGCATCATCGGCTGATTTTAACCCATTAACTAAATCTTTGGTTTCGGCAAGGATATTTAACTTGAGTGTTCTACTACCAGCCATCAGTTAAACTCCTTCAGTATTTCGTCAAATGCTTCTTCCCAGCGCTTAATCAATTCAGGCTGTATTTGCCTTAGTGTTGGATAAATAAAATATCCTTCTTTGCGCCTAGCTGGAAATTGTGGGTATTTTGTTGCACCAAATTCCAAACCATAAACCATATCTAGCGTTGTTGCGCCACCGCTAAACAATCGTTGTGACTTAAAGCCATAACTGAACTCACCAATTTTGCTAGACTTACTAATCTTTACATTATCGGCAACTCGGCTTGATGCAACATACCTAGAGCCAACCGCATAACTTTTAATCTTGCCAGCAGCGTAATCTGCTAATTCCCCAGATACTTTTTTGCTTTGAGCAATGGCTTCCTCGTCCATAGCCTTAAAAGACTTTAGGATCAGGCGAATATCGTCTTTGTCGTATTCGACCTTAACCGATTCTGCCATTTCTTTCCTCTAGTATCTGAACTGCCGTTAAAATATCCTCTGCGGTATTCCAGTATTGCATCGGTATTTGGGTTGCGATAGCCAGTTCGACTATTAGTCGGTTGAGGCTACCGCGTGGGTGGGGTTTGCATCAGCAGTAACCACCTCTACATCTGCAACACCATCGCACCAGGCATCCAATGGCTTTACTGGCTTATCGCTTGTGCGCTTAATGCTTGTATGCGCCAAGAATAATAAGTCACTCATACCCAGCTCAGCATTGGTCATTTTCTGCTTGGTTTCGATTTCCCATCTACGCCAATCGCTTGCCTGGATAGTTATCGGATCAGTATCGCCATTACTGTAAGTGATATTTAGTTCTAGTTTCATTTGATCCCCCGATCAGTTATTATGAGAGGCTGTCGGTAACAGCGCCCTTTTCTACCTTAAAGCTAAATGATACTGTTTGTAAATCTGTTCCAGCACCACCTGCGGTTGGAAAATCTGGAAATATCTTGAATGTGAAGGTGTGTCCAGTTGTTGCAGTTAACACAGCATCAATAGGTGTGTCTGGTGCAGATTCTGCTGCTGACCAGATTGCTTCACATACGCTGCCTGACTTACCCCAATCTGCCAATATTTCTAGATCTAGGGTTGCCTCAACATTGGTGGTTTTGTACTTCTCACCATCAATGGTTTGGATAACTTGACGATCATTGGTCTTAGTTAAAACTGCGCTGGTGGTCTGCTCATCTAATGCAGTAGTTCCCCAGCCAGTAATGTTAAGAGCGACATCTCGCCCAGTCACGACATAAGTAGCCATATTATTCCAATCTTAACTAAAGGTCTCGGTTACTTCACCGCGAGCAACCTTAAAACTAAAGGTTACTGTTTGGGCATCTGTGCCAGCTCCACCTGCGGTTGGATATTCTGGCAAGATTGGAAACACAAATTGTGCGCCAGTTGCCGTGGTCATGGTGATTGAGATTTCTTGTTCTGGTGATTCGGCTGCGACCCATAGCGCTTCGCATACGCTATTGGCTTTGCCCCAATCAGCAAGCATCTCTAGGTCAAATGTTGCTTCGACATTTGTAGTCTTAACTGCTTCGCCATCTAGTGTTTGATACACCTGACGATCATTCGTCTTGGTTAGAACTGCACTCGTAGCCTGGGCATCGATATCAGTTCCACCTGCGAATGAGAGATTTACATCTCTGCCAGTCAAAATGACGGTTGCCATTT